TGTATGATGGGCTCAACTTCAAATGCTTTAGATAAAGGTGGAGAGAATTTTAAAAAACTATACAATGCCTCAGATGTCACGAAACGAAATAGAAATGGTCAGACAAAGTCTGGCTTATACTCTCTTTTTATCCCAATGGAATGGAACTATGAAGGATTTATTGATGAACACGGAATTCCAGTCTTTACTACTCCTGATATCGACAGATTCGCACCAGACGGTGAATTAATAGATTTAGGTGTAATAGATAGTTGGCAGAACGAAGTTGATGGCTTAAAGGACGATCAAGATGCTTTGAACGAATTTTACCGCCAGTTTCCTAGAACTACAGAGCACGCGTTTAGAGATGAAACTAAAAACAGTATATTTAACTTGGTTAAAATATATGAACAGATAGATTACAACGAGGAGATGACTAGAACTCTAGGAATCACAACGGGTAATTTTCAATGGGTGAATGGTATAAAAGATTCACAAGTTATATTTTACCCAGATCCAAAAGGCAGGTTTAAAGTTAGTTGGGTTCCACCTCAACAGCTCCAAAACAAAGTAGTGCTTAAAAATGGTATTAAATACCCAGGTAATGAACACATGGGAGCCTTTGGTTGTGATAGTTACGATATATCAGGGACGGTAGATGGAGTTGGATCGAAAGGAGCTTTACACGGTTTAACTAGGTTTAGCATGGAGGATGCTCCAGCTAATAGTTTCTTTTTAGAATACTTATCAAGACCACCAACAGCTGAGATGTTCTTTGAGGACGTTCTAATGGCTTTAGTATTTTACGGGATGCCTATACTCGCAGAGAACAATAAACCTCGTCTCTTATATTATCTGAGACGTAGAGGGTATAGAGGGTTTAGTATGAACAGACCTGATAAGATATGGAACAAATTATCTGTAGCAGAAAAAGAAGTTGGAGGAATACCAAATTCCTCAGAAGACATTAAACAAGCTCATGCAGCGGCAATTGAGATGTATATACAAGATCACATTGGAATGAAGCAAGATGGAACGTTCGGTGATTTATATTTCAATGAACTACTAAATGATTGGGCAAAGTTTGATATAAACAAAAGAACAAAGCATGATGCGTCAATAAGTTCTGGTTTAGCTATTATGGCAAACAACAGACATTTATATGCGCCAAACGCTAAGGTTGAAAAACAACCACTAAACATAAACATTTCCAAGTATAGTAATACTGGGAGTAATTCACAAATAATCAAATAATAAATATGGCAGAGTCTGGCATTAAAAGTTATTTCCCGAGTCAAACTGTAAGTGATGCTGAGAAGCTTAGCTACGAATATGGTTTAAAAGTAGGTAAAGCAATAGAACAAGAGTGGTTTAACAACGATAGAGGTTCTAATAGACATGGGGCTAATCATAATGATTTTCATAATTTAAGATTGTACGCTAGAGGCGAGCAGTCTATACAAAAATATAAGGATGAGTTGTCTATAAACGGTGATTTGTCCTATTTAAATTTAGACTGGAAACCAGTTCCAATTATATCCAAGTTTGTTGATATAGTTGTAAATGGTATCGCCGAAAGAACTTATGATGTAAAGGCTTATTCCCAAGATCCACATGGAGTTTCTAAAAGAACCGCCTACATGGAATCTATATTGAAAGATATGAGATTGAAAGAGTTTAATGATGCTGTCAAAAGAGAGTTAAACTTAAACGTTAGAGATAGTCAAATAGAAGAACTTCCAGAGAGTAATGAGGAGTTGGAACTTCATATGCAATTAACATACAAGCAATCTATTGAAATAGCGGAAGAACAAGCTCTTAATACCTTGTTAGAAGGTAATAGATATGAGCTTACAAAAAAGCGATTTTATTATGACCTTACAGTTTTAGGTATAGGAGCGGTAAAAACGTCATTTAACACTTCAGAAGGAGTTGTTGTAGATTACGTTGATCCAGTTAACTTAGTTTACTCACACACAGATTCACCTTACTTTGAAGATATATATTATGTTGGAGAGGTGAAAACTATTCCTGTTAACGAGCTAGCAAAGCAATTCCCACATTTATCTGAAGGTGATCTTGAAGATATAATGAAGAACAAGTCTTCTAACAAAACCTCTAGACACCAAGAGGACGAAAACACAATCCAAGTTTTATATTTTAATTATAAAACTTATATGAATGAGGTTTATAAAACCAAAGAAACAGCAACTGGTGGGGATAAGATTATACCTAAAGACGATTCGTTTAATCCACCAGAAGATATGGAGGGTGGTTTTGGTAAAATGCTGAGATCTATAGAGTGTTTGTATGATGGCGCTATGATTTTAGGTACAGAAAAATTACTTAAATGGGAGATGGCTAAAAACATGATGCGCCCTAAAAGTGATTTTACTAAAGTTAAAATGAACTATTCTATTGTAGCGCCTAGAATGTACAATGGAAAAATTGATTCGTTAGTAAAGCGTATAACTGGATTTGCCGATATGATTCAATTAACACACCTTAAACTACAACAGGTAATGTCAAGAATGGTTCCCGATGGTGTTTACTTAGATGCTGATGGTTTAGCTGAAGTAGATTTAGGTAATGGAACAAACTATAACCCACAAGAAGCTTTAAATATGTTCTTCCAAACAGGATCTGTTATTGGTAGATCATTTACTTCTGAGGGTGATATGAACCCAGGTAAAGTACCTATTCAAGAAATTACATCTGGAGCTGGTGGAAACAAAATGCAAGCTCTTATAGGTAATTATAACTACTACCTACAAATGATAAGAGATGTAACCGGACTTAACGAAGCTAGAGACGGTAGTATGCCAGATAAAAACGCTTTAGTCGGTGTTCAAAAATTAGCAGCAGCAAATTCAAACACAGCGACTAGACATATATTACAGTCTGGATTATTCCTAACAGCTGAGGTTTGTGAGGCATTATCTTTAAGAATTTCTGATATTATAGAATACTCTCCTACAAAAGATGCTTTCATACAAGCTATTGGTGTTCATAACGCGGCAGTATTAGAAGAACTTAGTGAGTTGCATTTATATGACTTTGGTATATTCATCGACCTACAACCAGATGAAGAAGAGAGAATGATGTTAGAGAACAACATTCAAATGGCTCTACAGCAACAAATAATTGAACTAGCTGATGCTATTGATATTAGAGAAATTAAAAACATCAAACTAGCCAACCAATTACTTAAAATACGTAGAAAGAAAAAATTAGACAAAGACCAAGCTTTGCAGCAGCAAAACATGCAGATGCAAAGTCAAATGAACCAACAAGCGGCTCAAGCAGCTGCTCAATCAGAGGTTCAAAAAAACCAAGCCTTAACACAAAGTCAAGCGCAGTTAGAACAAGTTAAAGCTCAATTAGAATCTCAAAGAATGATGCAAGAGGTTCAGATGAAAAAAGAGCTAATGCAATTAGAATTTGAGATGAACATGCAGCTTAAAGGTGTTGAGGTTGATGGGCAGAAATCAAAAGAAAAAGAAAAGGAAGATCGTAAAGATGAGAGGACTAGAATACAAGCTTCTCAACAAAGCGAACTTATAGATCAAAGAAACAGTGGTAAACCACCTAAAAACTTTGAGTCCGCAGGTAATGATATACTAGGCGGAGGATTTAATTTAGGCGTGTTTGACCCTAGGTAAATTATTAACTATTATTATATTATATTATGGAAGAAGAAAATGAAAAAGTAGTCGAAGAGATTACACAAGAAACGACTAAACAAGTTGAAGAAAGTAAATTTGAATCTGTTGGAGACGATAGTGTCGTTAAGGTAGATTTAAGTAAACCACCATAACCAAAACAAGATGAAGTTAAAGAAGATAACGCTGACGACAGCGGAGTGGTTGCAGAGTCTGAAGATGCCGAGCCCACACAAGAACAAGAAGAAGTACAACCGGAAGCTGAAACACAAGAAACTCCAGTATTAGAAGAAATTACTGAAGAAGAAGTTGAGGAGGTGGAAGAACAAGTTGAAGAAGCGATAGCGGAAGCTGAAGCTACTGGAGAACCATTACCAGAAAATATCCAAAAGTTAATGGACTTTATGGATGATACTGGTGGAGATTTAAATGATTATGTTAAGCTTAATCAAGATTATTCAAAACTAGATGATACTAGTTTGTTACACGAGTACTACAAGCAAACAAAACCTCATTTAGACAATGAAGAAATTAACTTCCTTTTGGAAGACACGTTCTCTTACGACGAAGATATGGACGACGATAGAGATATACGTAGAAAGAAATTAGCGCTTAAAGAGCAAGTTGCCAGCGCTAAAAGCCACCTAGACGGGCAAAAGTCTAAATACTATGAAGAGATTAAAGCTG